CAATTAATAGCGGTGAGTATGTAACTAATGCTTCAGATAACGAATTTATTACAGTATAATGGATAACCTACATATAGTTAATTTAGCTTCATACAATAGACCGCAAATCAGCGAAGATAAAAATCGTGAATGGGTAAACTATGGTGAAGATAACGACTACTATTCTTACCTAATTAAACTTTACACCGAATCAACAACTAACAACGCTATTATAAATGGTGTTACTAATATGATTTACGGTAAAGGTTTAGATGCTTTAGATAGCAGCAGAAAGACAAATGAATATGCTGCATTACGTTCTATATTTTCTGATAAGTGTTTGCGCAAAGTAGTTTTAGATTTAAAGCTATTAGGCGAAGGGTCATTTCAGGTACTATACAAAAACAGTAGGGTAATTAAATCAGAACACTTTCCAAGACAAACATTACGTGCAGAACGCTGTAATAAAGATGGTGAAATTGAAGCCTACTATTATTTTCACGATTGGTCAAAACTAAAGCGTAGTGATAAACCTAAAAGAATAGCATCATTTGGTTTTGGTAATGGTAAAGAACCTGAAATAAAAATTATTAAAAGATATGTAAGTGGGTATGATTATTATTGCCCTGTAGATTATCAAGGGGGTTTAGCATACGCTGAATTAGAATCAGAAGTAGCAGACTACTTAATTAACGATGTACAAAATGGTTTTAGTGGTACTAAAGTAGTAAACTTTAATAATGGTGTACCTGACCACGAAAAACAGATAGAAGTTAAAAACGATGTAATGCGTAAGCTGACTGGATCACGTGGTGAAAAAGTAGTTATTGCTTTTAACAACAATGCAGAAAGTAAAACAACCGTTGATGACATACCATTAAACGATGCGCCACAACATTATGAATACCTTTCTAATGAGTGTTCAAACAAATTAATTGTAGCACATAGGGTAACAAGTCCTTTACTTTTAGGAATTAGAACAGATAGTAATGGTTTAGGGTCTAATGCAGACGAAATAAAGACCGCTGCGCTACTTTTTGACAACATAACTATAAAACCATACCAAGACTTAATAACGGAATGTATAGACGATGTATTAGCGGTTAACGGTATTAGTTTAAAACTTTACTTTAAGACATTACAACCTTTAGCATTTATTGATACAGATAATGCTATTACAGACGAATCACGTGAACAAGAAACAGGCGTTAAAGATGAATATTCTTTATCAAGTCAAATAGTAGATAATGATTTTGCAATTATAGATGATAGATTAGGCTATGCAAAAAAAGAAATGGCAATAGAAGCAGCTAAAAATATAGGTTGCGAAAGTTATCACGAACACGAATATGAAGGTAAGATTTGGTATATGCCTTGCGAAAAGCATATAAAAGATGATTTAAGTGCTGAATTTGATGATGACAAAATGATAGAATTGCTTCAAGATTTTGGTGAAGATGAAGATTTAGAAAACTGGGATTTAGTAGATGAACGTGAAGTAGACTACAAACAAGAAGAAGCATTAGACAAAATGGTAGGTTTAGCTTCTACAGGAACTGCAAGACCAAACGCTAAAAGCAAACAAGACGAAGTAACAAATGACTTAACAGCTTTTAAAGTACGTTACCAATATGCACCATTAACAACACAAGCTAACAGTAGGGAGTTTTGCAAGAAAATGGTAAAATCTAAAAAGATATACCGTAAAGAAGATATTACCCAAATGAGCCAACGTGCTGTAAATGCAGGATGGGGTTTAAGTGGTGCTGCTACTTATGATATATGGTTATATAAAGGTGGTGGTGCTTGTCATCATTTTTGGATGCGTAAAACGTATATGGCAAAAGGTGTACAACCTGATGCAACGAACCCTAAAGCAGAAGTATCAGTAAACAAAGCAAAAAAAGAAGGTTTTAAACCTGAAAAAAACAATTCAAAGGTGGCTAAACGTCCAGTTGATATGCCTAATAAAGGATTTGTAAATAAATAAGAAATGGCAGAAGCAATACTAATAACACGAAAAGATGTAGTAAAGTTTACTGCTATGAATGGTGGAGTAGATACGGACAAGTTTATACAGTATATAAAGATTGCCCAAGATATTCACGTACAAAACTATTTAGGTACAGACTTACTACAGGCTATACAAACTAAAATTAAAGCAGGAAACTTATCAGGAGACTATTTAAGCCTTGTTACAGACTACGTAAAGCCTTTACTTTGTCATTGGGCAATGGTGGAGTATTTACCTTTTGCAGCTTACACAATAGCTAATAAAGGCGTTTATAAGCATAGTTCAGAAAATGCAGAAAATGTATCAAAAGAAGAAGTAGACTTTTTAGTAGAAAAAGAACGTACAACTGCACAATACTATACTGATAGATTCATAGATTATATGAGTTTTAACGCAAGTTCAAAGTTTCCTGAATATTACAGTAATAACAATGAAGATATTTCACCTGATAAAGACGCAAATTTTAGTGGATGGGTGTTATAAGATATAAACCAAAAGAAGAAAACGTAAATAAGTTGAAACAGTATTTAACTTATATAACAAAAACCAAAAAAAGTAATTGTACTATATATGGCAAATAATATAAATTGGGGTAGTATATGCTGCGCAATGATTATTGATAGTGGTTTTGGTTCAGATACTGCTTTTTCGACAAACAGTATACCAGATACTTCAGCACCTGCTTGTTGGGGTACATTTCCTTTAACAGCAGATTTAACAAATATTTCAGGAACTGCATTTTTAGCAGATACAACAACATACAGGGCAGACCAAACACAATTATAAAAAAACTTAAATGAAAACTTTAACTAACAAACGTAACTAACTATGGCTAAGCAAGTTATAAATATTGGCTCAACTGCCAACGATGGTACTGGTGACCCTATAAGAAGTGCCTTTGACAAGGTAAACGACAACTTTACAGAACTGTATACAGATGATGCAGGTGATGTAAATTCAATAACAGCAACAGCACCGATTGTAAGGGATTCAGCAACAGGAGCAGTTACGATATCTTTAGCAAACGCAGGTGTAACATTTGCCAAAGTGCAAAATGTAGCAGCAAATTCTATTTTGGTAAGAGATGCAAATAGCAGCGGAGTATTAACAGAAAAGGCTTTAGCGACTACACAAGTTCTAATAGGGGACGGTACTGGAATGACTGCTGCTGCTTTAAGTGGTGATGTTACAATGACAAACGCAGGTGTAGTTTCAATAGGAAACGATAAAGTAACATTTGCAACATTAGAAAACAGATATACAGCTGTTGTAAGTGTATCAAATAGAAGTGGTGCAACTTCAATTGACTGGTCAGCAGGTGCTGTTTTTGTGATGGCTAACAGTTTAAATGGTGCAATAGAATTTGATTTTACCAACTTTAAAGCAGGGCAAACAATAGACATTTATAATCTAACAGGAGCGCAAACAATTACGTTTGATTCAAATGCAGGTACAAGTGAAACATTTAATAAATGTGGTGCAGTAGATTATGCAGGAGCAGCGACAAACCTAATACAAGTTCAATGTGTAGATGATTCTGCAACAGCAGTTTTTAATTATGCAGTTAGTGCTTATGTAAGTGATGCAACACCAAGTTAAAAAATAAAATTATGAAAGGATTACAATTAGATAATGGAACAATTAAAATGTTTGATTCAGTACCAAAAAGTTTTGGCAAAATTATAGGGGGTTTTAATACCTTAAATGATACCGAACTTGAGGCGTATGGATTTTATGATATTTTTAGACCATCAATTAAAAAAAGTCAAGAACTTGGTGCTATTGAGTGGGATGCTGACAATAGCGTTTTTACTTATCCAATTCAAAACAAAACTTTTGCTCAATCTTTAGTAGAATTAAAGGCTCAAAAAATATCCAATTTAAAATATAATTATGGCAGCGAATTAGCCAAAACTGATTGGATTATTATAAGAGATCAAGAACTTGGAAACACAACCGATTCAAGTGTTTTATCTTCAAGAGCAACGTTAAGGAGTGAATGTGCAACCCACGAAAGTTCTTTAAATTCAAAAACTACAAAGGCACAAGTAGCAGATTATTCACTACCTAATTTAATGTAAATGGGATTAAACGAAAAGTTCTTTAAATCGGCAGCAAGTGAAATAGTAGCGGATGAAAATTTTGCTCCTTTTGCTTATACTGGAAATGGTGGCACTAAATCGATTACTTCATTAAATTTCAAACCTGGTTTTGTTTGGACTAAATTAAGAAGTTCAACAAACCGTCATCAGCTTTTTGATTCTGTAAGAGGAGTAACTAAAGCTATAGAGTCAGATACTATCTTTATTGAATCTACTGAAAGTACAGCTTTGACATCTTTTGATTCTAATGGATTTACTTTAGGTGCGTCGGGAAATGTGAATACCAACGATGCAACTTACATTTCGTGGTGTTGGAAAACAGCAGCAAGTACTACAACAATATCAGCTAATACTGTGGGTAATACAATAGCAAGTGATGTGAGGGCAAACGTTGCGGGTGGATTTAGTGTTGTAAAATATACAGGTACTGGAAATTCAGGAATGAGAGTTGCACACGGATTAGATACCCCTAAATTAGTTCTTCTAAAGAATTTAGAAGCAGAAGAAGAATGGCAAGCCTTTGGATTTGCATCATTTGATAGGATGATTTTAAATGATAATGATGCTGACAAAGAAAATCTTCCAATGACTGCTAATTCTACAACATTTCAAACTCCACAAGCAGGAGGACAAGGAGGAAATGCAGCTTGGAATGGTAGTGGTAAAGATTACATAGCCTATTGTTTTAAGGACATATCGAATTATCAGAAGATAGGGAGTTACGGTGGTGGTTCTACAAACGTAATATCAACAGGTTTTACTCCAAGATTTTTAATGGTTAAGAGAAGTAATAGTTCAGGAGGTTGGTATATTTTTGACGCTGCAAGAAATACTTCTAATCCAAGAGATTTAACATTATTTGCTAATACAAGTGCTGCTGAAGCTGTGGAAGGCGCATTTTATAAACCAAGTTTTGTAACAGATGGTTTTTCTTGGCCCATTGCAAACGGTGAAGGTGTTAATGTAAGTGGTGGAAATTACATTTATTTAGCAATCGCATAATGGAAGAATTAAAGGTAGGTTTTACAACGTTTTTAGCATTGGCTTTAAATTTAAGTCAAGCAAACCCTATCTTGCAGACGATTAGTTTAGTTTTAGCCATAGTTTATACTGGCATTTCCATTTACAATAAACTTAGAAAATGATGAATAGCAGAGAAAGAAGAGAATTAAGGGGTTATGTTGGTTCTGGCATAGTGTTTTTATTTGTAATTCTTTTGTTGGTTTTTTTATCTGTTCGTGAAATACCTGAAACAAACAACGACAGTTTTAAATTAATAGTCGGTGCTTTAATTGCTACAATCGGTGCAGCGGTGTATGTGTTTATAGGAAAAGACCCAAGCGAAGTAATTGAATTACAAAGAAAAAATGATTCTTTAGAAACTAAAGTTGATACACTTATACAACAAAAAGACATTTTAGAAAATATGATTATTAAAATGCAAGATGATTTAATAGATAAAATGTTTTTAGGAAAAGCATTAGATTTTGATGATAAAAATAAAAAATAAATTATGATAAAAATAATTGGTATATTAGTATTAATCTCAGCAGGATTAGTTGTGTTAACTTACAACGGTGTTTTTAAAGATAAAGACAGAGATGGTATTCCTGATGCT